GTAAGGCTTACGAGCATGGCCTGGCAGTGCGCGCTGCCGTCCGCGACATCCTGGCCAGCCGTACCCAGCTTGAACCGCCGCTGACCGCCCGGCAGATCAATACGCTGCTGCCCCCGGCGCTTCGCCGTTGTACGAGCGTCATTCGCTGGCATCGCCGTCACGTCCAGACCGAGCATCTGATGCAGTTGATTGATAGATCGCCGCCGTGCTGATTTATCCCATGATTGCAATGCGCAATGATAGGTGCCATCGCCGCGCCGCTCTTGCGCGGTCCTGTTTTGGAGGCTTGATGCCGATTCCCGCAGGTCAGCGCACTGGCCGCTGCAAGATATGCCAGAGCCCGGAGCGATTCCGCATCGAACTGTTGCTGGTCTCCGGTGCTGGTAGGCGCGCGGTCGCGAAGAAGTTCGGCGTGTCGGCTGATGCCGTGTGGCGACATGGGCGGCTGCACATCAGCCAGGAGCAGCGCCTGCAGCTGCTGGCAGGTCCCGTGAAACTGCGCGAGTTGGCCGATCGCGCTGCTGAGGAGGGTTTATCCCTGCTTGAGTACATCGGCATGGTGCGCAGCGCGGTGCTGCGGCAGTTCTTCGCAGCCGGGGAGGCCAATGACCGTCAGGGCGTGGCGCTCCTAACCGGACGGCTCACGGAACTGTTCCGGCTCCAGGGTCACTTCAGTGGCCAGATTTCGAGCGCCACTTCGACGGTGACGAACAACACGTTGATCATGGGCAGCCCGATCATGGCCGACATCGAACAAGTGTTGCTTGAGCGGCTGCGGCCCTACCCGGATGCGGCGCAATCGGTTTTCGAGGGACTGGAGCAGCTGCGGGCTATGCGGCTCGGGCAGCCGGTGCGGGAGCGTCCCGCGCTGGAGCGCGTGGAAGCCGAGGGCGCCGAACAGGCACCGGGCGATACCGATATGGCGGGAGTGGCGCTTGCTGCCGCTGCTGGCATGCCGGCTGCCGAGGTGTCGACGTGAGCCGGGGTGATGATGACTTCCTGCACCGCCTGACACGCGGTATCAGGAACCAGATCGCGCGTCGACGTGATCTGCTCGTGCCGCCAGCCTTCCAGGTCCTGCAGGAGCGCGCGCGATACATTGTGCTGTACGGTGGGCGAAATGGAGGGAAGTCCTGGAGCATCGTGAGGACGTTGCTCGACATGGCGGCCGAAACGCCGCTGCGCATTTTGTGTTGCCGCGAGATCATGGCGTCGATTCGCGAGAGCAGTTTTCGCCTGTTGGTCGATCAGATCCGCGCACTTGGACTTGAGGAGGCGTTCACCGTTGCCTCTGACCGGATCATCGGCAGGAACGGTTCGGAGTTCATCTTCGAGGGTCTGTTCCACAACATCAGCAAGATCCGATCCTACGAAGGCATCAACATTTGTTGGGTCGAGGAGGCGCAGAACGTGTCCGAGGCCAGTTGGGTGGACCTGATCCCGACAATCCGCACGCCGGGATCGAGATTCTTCATCTCGTTTAATCCAATGCACGAGACGGACCCGGTGTATGTGCGCTTCGTCAAATCCGAGCGGCCCGACGTGCTCCCGAAGCGTGTGAGTTGGCGGGATAACCCATATCACTCGGCGGAAATGGAAGCAGAGCGCCTCTGGCTCCTGAAAACTGATCCCGACGCGCATGCACACGTGTGGGAGGGTGAATTCCAAGCGCACAGCGACGCGCAGATATTTCATGGCAAATGGAGCGTGGAGGCGTTCGAGCCGCAGCCGGGCTGGTCGGGGCCGTACTTCGGGTGCGACTGGGGGTTCAGCCAGGACCCGACCGTGTTGATGAAATCATGGGTTTATGAGCGCTCACTCTATGTCGAGGCCGAGGCCTGGGCGGTGAAATGCGACAACGACAAATTGCCGGCGCTGTTCCGGCGCATTGACGGCTCCGACCGGGAGATTATTCGAGCCGACAGCGCACGGCCTGACCAAATAAGCCACATGCAAAAAAACGGCTTCCCACGCATCACGGCTTGCGAAAAAGGGAAAGGCAGCGTCGAGGACGGCATCGCGCACATGCGTTCTTATGAACGAATCGTCGTGCACCCGAGCTGCACGCATACCGAGCAGGAGATGCGGCTGTACAGCTACAAGGTGGACAAGTTGTCCGGCAACGTCATGGCGGACGTGGTGGACAAGAACAACCATTGCATCGACGCGCTCAGATATGCGCTCGAGCCGCTGATGAAGAAAAAGGGCGCTACCTTTTTCGACGCTGCGGCCGCCGGCGCCTTCGACAAATTTCTGGCGACTGCGGTGCCTTCGCAATACCCATTGCCGCAGTGGCCCAAAAATTCTTTCTGACGAGGTATCTCGACCATGTTCAATAAAATTCGGCAATGGTTGCACCCCGAGCCACCACCACCAACACAAACAAAAAGTCGCGCCGACAAGTACGACTTCGCTACCGGCTTGCTGAGCGCACAGCGCGAAGCGGAGCAACGTCAGGTTGATGCGTTCTCTCAGTCTGTCCGCGCCGCGTTCGATCGTATCCAAGTATGGCGCCCGCCGACTGCCGGCGCAGCGATGGATTCAGCGGACCCACTTGTATCGCTGTCCTCGGCCATGGACTCAGGCGACAGCGGGCTTCCCATATTCAAGGAAGTCGCCCTGCAGGCCGGATCACAGATGTCGCTCATGCCGTGGTACATGCGGCAAGGCTTCATTGGATATCAGAACGCCGGGTTTATCGCCCAGCACTGGTTGATCCACAAAGCCTGCGCGACACCGGTGGACGATGCGATACGCAACGGATTTGATATCACGACTCTCACTGGCGAGGATCTGCCCGAGGATGCGTTGAAGATTTTGAAGACCGCAGACATTGACATGCAGAGCCAACTTCGTGATTTCGGAACGAAAGGGCGCATCTTCGGCATTCGCATTGCGATGTTCGAGGTTGAGTCCGAGGATCCGCAGTACTACGAGAAGCCCTTCAATCCGGATGGCGTGGGCGCGGGGAAGTACAAGGGCATCAGCCAGGTCGATCCGTACTGGTGCGCACCGATTTTAGATATCACCGGTGCGGCTGTCCCAAGCTCAAAGCATTTTTATGAACCAACCTGGTGGCTGATTGGTTCTCGTCGAGTGCACCGAACGCACCTGGTGATCTTCAAGTACGCCGATCCGGTGGACGTGCTGAAGCCGCTGTATCTGTTCGGCGGAATTCCCCTGCCGCAGATGATAATGGAGCGGACTTACTGCGCCGAACGCATCGCGAACGAGGCGCCGGCCCTGGCGCTTTCGAAGCGAACCACGGTTTGGAAAACCGATATGGCGAAGATCATGGCCGACAGTCAGAAGGCCGACAGTCAGCTGTCTCAGTGGATTGCCGTGCGCGACAATTTCGGAATCAAGCTCGGCGACGTGGCGGACGAACTCCAACAATTCGACACCCCCCTGGCAGACTTCGACGGACTTGTCATGACCCAATACGGGCTTGTCGCAGCGACTGCCGGTATGCCTATCACAAAGCTACTGGGCACGACGCCTGGCGGATTCAACGCCACCGGCGAATACGACGAAGCCTCCTACCATGAAATGCTGGAATCGATGCAGGAAAGGGACTTCAGCCCGCTGCTGGCGCGGCATCACATGCTCGTCATGCGCTCCGAGGTCATCCCGAAGTTCAAGCAATTGAAGGGCACGCGGATCACCGTCAAGTGGCACGAGCTGGATGCGCTGACGCATCTTGAGCTGTCCCAGGTGAACCTCAACAAAATGACAACGGGCGCTACCGGGATAGCATCCGGTGCGCTGACTCCGTTGGATGAGCGCGCACGCGTGGCTGCTGACCGCGACAGTGGTTATCACGGGATCGGCCGGGATCTTGAGATTGAAGAACTGCCCGATGATGATGATCCGGATGCAGCGGCCGAGGCGGCTGGCGAAGGTAGGCGTGCGGCCAAGGCTGATTTGGAAGCGCGCGCGAATGGGTCTGGCAGCAGGTGAAGTATGGCCGGCCGCTACGCCAGCGCGTTCCAACAAATTAGGGAAATCCTGGAATCGCGCACGCAGGCGCAGCCGATCTTGCAGGCCAAGCACGTTTCCGATGAGTTGACCTGCTGGCCGATCCCGCCGCTGCGCACGATTCGGCGGTACATGGAGCACGTGCGCCAAGTACGCAAGCTATCCGAAATTGGCCGCCGTGGCCAAAAAACCCCACGGGCGGCCTGATAGATTCATAGCACGTTACAACATTTCAAGAGGAAACCAAAATGGCGAGCGGCTATAACGAAGAGTTGAAGAGGGAAATTTTCCGCGATCTTGCGGCCAAACAACACCTCGCCGCGCGCCTGGCGCGATCGGGCCGGGTGTCAGCTTGCGATGCAGTGGAGGAAGAAACCGCTGCGGACTTCTGTAAGCGCATGATAGAAAAACTGGGGCTCAAGGCCTCGCGTGATCCGATCGCGGACCTAACAATGTTCTTGGCGGGCCACGACGCTGCCGTACAGCGGGCGTCCGGCATGGATTCGGCTGCCAATCCCGACTGGCTCGACAAGCTGTTAAATTCTTGAACGCCATTCACAATTTGTTTTCCAAAAAGTCTGCTGCGCCGGCAGTGAAAAGGCCACGCAAAGCCCTGACGTGGGGCGAGCTCGATGCTGCCATTTTCGCAGTCTGCTCCGGCATGGCGCCGTGCACGGCACGCGAAACATTGGAAGCCCTGCACGTCCTTACCGGCTATGGCGACACCGCGAGCGCCGGCACCGTCGTGAGCCTCGATGGGCCGGCACCCGTCAGTTGTGCGCAATTTGATGATGCGCTCGCCGAGGCGCAGAAATTCGATCTACCTGCAGGCACGCTGAGCCCGCTGACGCGGTTCGCGAAGCTGCTCGCACAAGCCGAGTTGCGGAAGTCCAAGGAGCCGCCACAGTTCCTTACGATTGCTCAGGCGAAACAGCGCGACGTGCAAATAATCGATGCGGTCGGCTGGGCGCTCGGCGCCATCGCCGCAGAAATCAACCATAGCCAGTCCTCGGGTGCGCATCTGTTGAGCCTGCTCGGCCGCGGTGCGAACACGCCCGAGCGCCGCAAGGTGCTCGAGGCCGCCAAGGAGCTCGACGAGTCGAAGGTGCCCGCGCGCACGCAGCAAGAATGGCTGCGTTACCAGTCGTCCGGGCATTGGTAAAGTAGATGTGGCCGTGCCATCCATTCACGGTCGCAACATCTCCAGCCCTTTTCCTCTTTCCGGGGCGCGGGCGCCAGGCACAGGTGCGCAAACAGTGTCAGTTCGCGGGCGTTATAGTCGCGGGTACTTCATGCCCCGGGGCTTCTCCTACGCAGCGCGAGCCGCGGGGCTCGGGCGTGATCGAGCATGGGGCGCCGCGGGCTTTTTGACCAGGGCTGCGGCGCCCCGGACCGTTTCCATAATGGCATCAGTCTATCCGCGCGGGCGTCCGCCTCCAATTACAAGCAGCGCTTGCCTCGATTCGCACGGGACGGCCTGAGGATGCCGTGGCATACATCGAGCGGGCGTTGGATATTCAGGCGCGCTGGGCCGGCACCACAATCAGCGAAGCGGGTGACACGCCTGTGACCGGAACGTCAGGTGAACCCGTACCGTGAGCATCATTTCGCCTGGCTCAGCACGAGAGCGTGTTCGCATGACTCGACCGAGCCTGCCGGCGCCCGGGCGAGCGGGCACCCTGGCCGACGCGGTGTGCATGGCTTTTGCGCCGATCCATGGCGTTGCGGAGCTGTGGATGAAGTTGGCGGCGGATTGACGTTCAGCTTTTCGATTTGCTTTGCGCAAGATGGATGAGGGTGGCCGCAAGAAATTCAGACTTCTCAATCTGCCGTAAGTGCGCGAGTTGTGCCGCGTTGAGGCTCTTTATGAAAGGATTCTCACCCTCTAAAACGAGATTGGGTTTGTTAACGCAAATCCAAAACACGAATGCGGTTTGAAGGTCAGAAGTCTGGCCGTCGAGTGCTCGCAGCCCGTGCAATGTAAGGAGGATTTCGTAGGGTGTGGCGCGATGGTCGAATTCCAGGATACCGTCTGGGTCTCGATCGGCGTGCTTAACGAAATTCCGGGGCTTGCGCATGATTTGAAGCGCTTCCTTGGCGTGCCCCGGTTTGATGTGCAATTCGGCCCAGCCTGCGAGCGTTGCCTCCTTGTTCCCTTTCTTCGCGTTCAGGTCTTGGGAAATCTGGTAGGCCCCTGAGATGACTGCATGCACAACAATTGGATCAGCTTCACGAAACCATAATTCAATGGCGCCGTCGAGCTGCCGGCGTGCCGCATCCAGTTTCGATAGCCTAATCTTCGAATCTGTCATTGAATCAGTCGTTCCCTATAGAGCCACGTGGCGGCGATCTGGATGGAGTGTGCGCAGTGACTATGCGTCGCGCGGCGAATTCCTCTGGGCCTCCAGCTCCGCGTCATGCGACACGAGCCATTGCTCCAGTGCCTCGAAATGCTGCGGCCATACATCATCGTATTCATGGCGAAACATCATGATGACCGTGGAGACTTTCAGATCGTAGGTTTTCGAATACATATCGGACCAGTGGTTGGCGAAATTCTCTATCAGGTTCTCGCGGTCAGATCTGGAATATCCCCACACCAATCCTTCATAGTTCGGATGCGCGCATTCCGAAAGGTCGTCGTAAAGTTTTTCGATGAAGTCATAGCGCTTCGCGCAGTGCTTCAACACCGTCTTGATGTTGATCGCCTCATGCCCGGTCGTTTTATTTCTGGATCCAAGCAGTAGCAGCCCTGTCTTGTCACCGAATGTGGATAATTCCAGTGTGCCGGCGACCACTTGCGCTGTGAGCTGGTTCAGGTGGATGAGGGTGAACAGCGTTTCCAGCGCGCTGCGCAGCAGGATTAAGCTGCCAAGCGTGTGCTGCATCTTGTGAAGCGCGTAGCCTTGCTGAAGC